AAATCCTGTAAGTGTTATTTTTAATCACTTGCCAAAATTATTTTATCTCCAACCCTACGAACATGGTCACGGTGAAACAAAAAAGAATGGTTTTGCTTTGCATGGGTTGAAGCCGTTAAAGCCCACAAATAAAGTTGACGGACGAGAACAACGAATTTGGAAAATGCCCCCATCGACAAATAGAAAACGAGATAGGAGCCAGACTTTCTCAGGTGTAGCGAAGGCTATCGCAGAACAGTGGGGGGTGTCATGAAAAATAATGGAAAATACCTTGAAAACCAAGTCTCTGACTATATTAAAGCTTTAAATGACCCGGGTGTGTTGATACACAGGCTCTCGGATTCCACGTCAGCAAGAAATATTTCGTCTGCCCAGCCCGCAGATTTTATCTTAGTTGTACGGGGAAAACCTTTTCTGTTAGAATGTAAATCAGTAAAACAAGCCGACAGATTACCAAAGTTTGCCCAACATCCCCGTTTACAGCGATGGCTGCTGGCCGGCGTATCATCAAAACTCTTAATCCATCATTATCTTGAAGGAAATTATAGGTTGATCGATGTCTCTACCCTAACACTTGGGCAGGCGTCATTTAATTTACAACACATTTTACCGAAAAACTTTGAAGAAATAATGGAGGCATTACTTGCATGAGAACTTTAATAATTAACGATCTGCACCTTGGCGTGAAGCGTCAGGGTGGCACCACGAAAGAGTCCAGGCTGGCTTTAGAAGCTTGGATGCTGAATAATTTTACCAAATTGTTACAAATCCCTCACGACAGGTTGATTATTCTGGGCGATTTGTTTGATTCCCGGAATGTAGAGGAACATATCATGGCCACAGTAACCCAGCAACTCAGGAACGAACCGGACTGCATCGTTGTTGCTGGTAATCACGATCTTGGTGGTGTATTCGACCACACGATGTCTTCCGCTGAACTCGTAGCAAAGTTATCAAATGCTGAATGGGTGAATGAACCAACTCAGATTGACAACTTTTATATAGTCCCGCATCTATACAATCAAGCCGATTTTGACAAGGCCATAAGTAAGTGCCCGAAAGACGTCAATCTATTGCTTCACTGCAATGTGGACTCACCATTTACTCATGGGGATCACAGTCTGAATTTATCAATGCAGCAGATAGTTGACCTTGGGAAGCGGGGAGTCGATGTCATAGTAGGCCATGAACACTCCCACAGACTCTATTCTGAAAACTTAATGGTGATTGGGAATCAAATCCCGTCGTCTATAGCAGACCTCTCACACACTGAGAAAAAGTTCTACATGATTGCGGATGACCAGGGAGTGTACGCTGAAGAATTCGATTACAGCGCAACATTCAGCAGGGTTCACACTGAGGGTACTGTGACCGTAGGGGAGTTGAAGGAAATTCCAGGAGAGTTTATTGAGATTCTTGGAGAGTGTGAGCCTCTTGAATATCCAGCTATTGTAAAAGCTATAGCAGAATTTAGAAAGACATCTTCGGCGTTCATCATCAAGAACAGTGTCAAGATACGAGAGTCTGAAGACTCAACTCCTGAACAGACTGTAACCAAGTTCAACATAATGGAACTGTTGTTGGACTCTATTCCAGAATCTATAAGAAAGGACGTAAAATCATGTATTTAACTAAACTGGTTGTTAATAAGTTCGGTGCTCTACGTTCAGGGACTTACACCTTTACCGATGGGCTGAACATAATTCGAGCCGCCAATGGGACTGGCAAGTCTACAATGATAGAGGCTGTCCTATATGCTATGTTCGGAACCTCTTCATTGAGAGGCTCTCTTGACGATGCAGTTACAGAGGGGGTGCCTGTAGCAGACTTGAAAGTGGAAGTGACGTATGGCCCCTATAAAGTGTCAAGATCAAAGTCTTCAGCCTCCCTGGAGGGTCATGGGGTGAAGCTGTCTGGCCAGGCCAACGTGTCGGACTTTTTCTATGATCTGTTGGGTATTAGCAAAGGTACGGAATCAAGTGTTCTTGTATCAGAGCAAGGAGATACAGCGGGGATAGTGAGCGGCAAGTCATCTGAGATAACTGAGTTAATTGAAACTCTTGCAGGTTTTGATCAAATCGACAAGTTGTTGGAACGTGTAAAAGAAAAATTTCCTTCCGGCAATCAGACTTTACTTGAAGAGTTGTTGAGTGTTGCTAAGGCGGAATTGTCTGAGAAGGAAAATAAACCAGAAGAAGACAAGTCGAAGTACGACAACACCGCTCTCATGCAGCAACTTCAAGAAGTAGATTTGAAGTTAAAGAATGTAGATGAAAAATTAAATGGCGCTCGTATAGAGCTGGCTCAAGCTGAAGGGCTGAAAGCCAATCTGAGGAGCCTCACTGGGAGACATGAGGCTATAGTTGACTCTGTAAAGCATAAAGAAGATTATTTAAAAGTTTTGACTTTAAAGTCGAAAGAGTCTGTTGAAGATGTCAGTGTCGAAGAGGCCTATCTTGCCTCGTTCACAGAGATGCAAGCTCAATACAACCTGTATAGGGCTGTAACGTCTTTCATTCAGCCAGAGACTACGTGGGATGGAGACCTGGAGTCTTTTGAAGTTGAGTTGCAGTCTGTGTCTGACTCTATAGCATCCCTGCAAGATCGTAGAGGTGGGCTATCAGCCAGTATAGACCACTACAAGTCTCTCATAAATGATGACAAGACATGCCCTATGTGCAAGCAGGACGTATCACACCTGTATGTGGAACTGAACGAAACAGCGAGGGTTAAAGTAGCAGAATTGACATCTGAATTTATGAAAGTAAACTCAGACCTGAAAGAGTCTAAAGATCAGCTGGATACGCTTACAGTCATTAAGGAAGAACAAAGGCTGCGTAACAACTTCCGTGAATATGCCGATGAGTCCGTGTTGCCATGGGCTATCTCGTGGAAGGGCGATGTGGCCGTCGAGCCGTCAACTTCTGAATTCCAACGGTGCAGGGCAGCTGTGCAAGCGGCGAACAATCATGAAAGGTCAATCACTCAGGCTGTAGAGTTAATAGGTACTGTAACCAAGGATATAGAAGCTCTGGAAGTAGAGCTTTCTGAGGTGTCTGCGGCTATGAAGTCTATAATCATCACCCCTACAAGTGACTTAGAGCTTAAAGTAGAGAAGTTCAGGTCAGATAAGATAGCTGTGTCAGACTTCTTACATGCCTTAAACAGTAAAGTTGTGGCCAACACAAAGGAACTTGCAAGGGTAGAGGCTGATAATCTCAGCAGGGGCGTGGAAATAAAGAATCTCAAGACAAAGTGTGAAGAACTTGAAGGGCGGATTAAAGCTGACTTGAAGAATTCCTTTATTAAGAAAGAGGTTATGAAGGCAAAGCCAGTGGTCTTGAATCAAGTTTGGGATTCTGTTCTTGTGGCCGTGTCGTCAGCGTTTTCAATCTTGCGAGGAAAGGAATCTATTGTACTCAAGACTGCTAAAGGTTTTTCAGTGAATGGTTTACCAGTTCACAGGTTGTCTGGCTCTGAAAAATCCATACTGGGCATAGCTCTAAGGTCAACTCTCAGAGACATATTCGCGCCTGTTTCAAATTTGATGATCTTCGACGAGCCATCTGCTGACTGTGACAGCGACAGGACTGCCGCTGTAGCAGCGGCCTTAGCCTCATTACGAGGGCAGGTTCTCATGATAACACATGAAGACGTTTCAGATGGTCTTGCCAATAACATTGTGGAGGTTGCATGGTAGAGGGTGAAGATTGCAAAAGAACAAAGGTTCTTTATCGCGGCGAGAACCTCTACGTGACCGTCTCCCCTCGAAGAGTTGACTTGTCCATTCAGAACACTGACCAGTTCAAGACTCTTGCTGGATTAGCTTTGGTGGAGCGTTTGATGAATGAGTTGCTTGACCTTGGCTTCTCGCTGGAAGAGTTGTCCAACATCTGTTTTGAGAATTCTTACAGGGGCGACGACTTGCCAGCATTATTATCAAAAGTTTTAGATCAGGATTTGAAATGATTATTGGATTTTCAGGTTTAGCAGGCGCAGGAAAAACAACTGCCGCCAATTACTTTGTAGAGCAGGGGTTTAGAAAAGACGCTTATGCCAGGGTGATGAAGCAAGTTGTGTCCCAACTATTTTCTATTCCGATAGAAAAATTACTTGGCAATGCAGAACAAAAGAACCAAGTTGATTCATTCTGGGGGCTATCTTACAGGCAAATTCTACAGAAGTTTGGGACTGAGGCTTGCCGGCACACCTTTGGAGATGACTTTTGGGAGAAAGTTTTGTGGTCAAACCACAGAAACATGGACTACGATCTGGTTATTGATGATGTAAGGTTTCCGAATGAGGCGGAGGCCATATTGAGAAAAGGCGGAATAATGATTGAGGTTATTCGTCCAGGTATTGAACAAATGAACCACGCTTCTGAAATTCCACTGCCGGAGAGTCTTCTTACCCATAGAGTGATTAATGACGGAAGTGTCGAAGATTTATTCAACAGGTTGGAGAAAATGAAATGAGCAAAGCAACTAACCAATCGTTACTTTACCTATCCTTAACAGCAGGAATCTTTTCTGAAATCAAGCGTAGGAATTTGATTTGCAGGGTGGATTTACAAAATCTGGTTCAAAGTGCATACAATCAAACCATCCAGTTAATTAACTCGTGGGACGAGACAGGCTGCCCGAAAAGGAACACAGTTTGGATGACAGAGGCATTGACCCGCTGGGACAGGGAAGCTTTTGAAAATCAAAAGTTACAGAGGGTGGAGTCGTTAGTTGCCATGGCTGACCTAATTGTGACTGATTTATTGGAAAAACTAAAGAATAAAAGAAAGATAGCGGGGGTAAATGATCTTCACAGCCGCATCAATCTACTGCTTGATTTTACCGATTATAACAGAGAGAGGTTCACCGCCTTTGAAGAGTCAGATGCTTTGTTAAAAATCTTGTATCGAGTGGTAAACGATGTATCAAATACATTACAGGTAGGGGAAGAATTATGAAGTTTTCAGATATTAAAAAACTTACTCCAACTGGTACTTATCAAGTCAATCAAAGTTGGAAGAACATCAAGGACACTCTGGAATATTATAAGAATGAAAAGCTGTGTCCATTAGATTTGAACCCTAAGTTTCAGCGAGGTCATGTCTGGACTGAGGAACAACAGATCGCTTATGTGGAGTTTAAGCTCCGAGGCGGTTTGGGTTCTGACAGGATATTGTTCAACTGTCCAGGCTGGATGAATGATTATCGTGGGCCGTTTGTGTTGGTAGATGGAAAGCAAAGATTAAATGCGGTGTTGAGATTCTTTGATAATGAGATAAAAGTTTTTGGTCATTATTATAGAGAGTTTGAGGATAGTCTTCCTTCTTTCCAACCTGACCTTGTTTTCTGTATTAACAATTTACCGTCAATGGAGGATGTGTTAAATTGGTATATAGAGCTAAACTCTGGTGGTACTCCACATACTGAAGAAGAAATTGGACGAGTTCGAGGAATGTTAAATGAAGCTAAATGATTTGGTAAACCTTATTGTGGATAACCCAGTTAAAAAACTGGTTACGGACGGGGAACTGGAACAAAGAATTATGCTCTGTTGTGAATCAATATGGGGAAAAGAGTCCCTATTACAGATAGGGGAGTTTATGAAAGAATTATGTGAGAATGAAAGAACGGCACAAGCAGACAGGAAGTTAGAAAATGACTTTAAAATCTGGGAAGCTGAAGATATAAAACCAGGCCGCCGTTATAGCAAGAGTGCTACTGGAGAGGTATGGCTCATAGGCTACCGTGCGGATGCTGACGATTACAAAGCCTGTTATGTTTCCATATTGGAAAATGATGGGATGGTTACATCACCATACACTAAAGAAGAACTGGCGAGAATACTCAATGAAAACGGGTATGTACCAGTTGACTTTTTATAAAAGGAGAAGATCATGACAGAAAAACCGTTACCACATCCATTGTATCCGTGCCACTTTTGCGGTGATGAATGCTCCCATCCCGCCGACGCATTGTTTTGGTCAAAGGTACTTAAAGTATGGGTGTGTGAAAACTGCTGGGATCACCAGCCAATGCACTGGAGCGCACCAGCCATCCCTGGCTGCCAACGGGGCATAAGTTTGAAAGAAGAACTGAAGAACAGAAACTAATCAGTACTCGGAGGATTACTATGGAAAAACTGAAAATAATCGAAAATGGAAAAGTCGTATTGGTCATGACATTGGAGGAAGCTCAATTTCTAAAAAGCCTCGTGCAAAACCCTAATTGCCCTCTGGATGAAGAGCCAGAGGATAATCGAGAAATGAGAAAAATGTTTTGGGATGCCCTTCCTACTTGGGTTTAAAACCAATCCATCAACGACATTCCCGTTATGACCGGATGCGGGGACTGGCACACACCTCACCAATCGGGCAGTGCTTCGAACACCAGCATCTCCTCCCCGATCTTCCCGCAGTGCTTACCAGGGCGCACGAGCGTGTCGTATTAATCCGGTTGCCTGGATTTCATTTTGTGATGTCCTGTTTAATCGTGAATTTCTTCTTTTCATTCCAACTTCTGACAGTACCACCAACTGACCACTGGATATCATAATAGAACTTTCCTACGGTTACAGTATCAGCAGACGTAGGAGTGAAGGACACTTTGCCTTTATTGGTCACTTGATCGGGATCAACCACACCCGCGACTTGAAAAATCTGGTGAGTTATGTCTGTCGGATCTTTCTCACTGTTCACCGTGAGCAGGAACGCATACCCAGTCAGGTCAATCGGCAAGCTGGTTGACTTGCTTTTAACAGTTAATATCAACGGGTAACTGTCAGCCCTTGTCATCTCAATATCGCCTAAAATCTCACTCATGGCATACCTCAATATAATAATCAGTATCATCAACGGTCATTTCAAAGCCGGTGTCATCAAGTTCTAACTCAAGCTCACTGTCTTCAACTTCAAGATCAAACATATCATCCTCCATAGTGAGCAGGTATTCATCGACAAGGATGGTACAGTCTCCCCCTCCACCGCCTTCCTGTGCATTCAGATGCTCCCAAGCATCATAGCTACCAGCAGGTGTAAGGCTGCTGGTACTTGTTAAGGTTTCCCAGGCGTCCATTATTCAATGTATCCCGACACTCTTAATCGTTGGCTAACAAGATAGGTTAGATCATCCCGAATTACTATTTGGAGTTCATCATTGGTCGCGCCATCCAGTCTAAAATACTGACCCGTATCTGTGACCTTCCACCTGGCCGTAACAAATTCATTGCCAGAGCCGAAAGCGTGATAATTGAAGTCTATCGCCATCGAGGCAAGGTCAATATGAGATTTGATTTCACAATTAAAAAGCTGCGTGGTTACACCATTGACAGACTTTTGGAATATTATACCATTTGTCAAAGGGACACCGCCATTATTCCCCCACCCAGAAGAATCAAAAGAGCCTGTATCTTCAATAGTAAGCATCCACCATGCGAATCTGTACACCTCTGTTGGTGGTGGTTTAATTCTGAATATTACGGGAGTAACCGAACCATTCACATTCATGTTGATGCTACCAGTCCCATCCCCGACAGTGTCTGCTTGCCTACAGATAATAGTTTTTTGTGCGCCTGTAAGCGTGTTGTTCGAATTATCAACAGTTACAGTTCCACTAACTGGTTGAGTTGCAGGAAAGTTTGAAACTTCAACAGTTCCACTTACCGGTTGAGTTGCAGGAAAGTTAGAAACTTCGTGCTTCAATATTTGAGGATCAATATCAGTTCCAGCACCAGACGCACTTAAATATTTAGTTGTTCCTGTGGAGTCTTTTACCGTTAAATTAGCCATTTATATTACCCCTATTAAGTAAGAATTATTTACATCATCGAAACTTAACGAATCATCAAATGTAGGCTGTGAACCTGACCGAGTATACCCCCAAACAGCCTCAGCAATCTCATCTCCGTGAACCAATTTGGAATGATCGACGACAGCAGTCCCCGTAGTATGATCTACTAAATCCCCTGCCCCTGAAATATCCCATCCTCCAGCAGTGATACTGGAGTCTAATTCGCAATACCCGTTAAAATTTATACTTGAGTAAACGCCGTCAATGTTACGATTGATTATTTTTAAATTTCCCGCCCAATTTCTTATAATCAATGGCACAGTTCCATTGGCACAGTCTATCACAACAGATTGGTTAGTGTACGATGCCGAATAACAATTCAAAAGAATGGCCGGAAACACCCCACTCAGTGTCACGGGAGCTTCAGTGAAAGCACACTCATGAAAAATTCCGCTAAAATAATTTACGCCGTTGACATAACAATCTCTCAATAGACACTCACCGTCAAGGTATCCCGATACTTGAATGTCTTTAAATTCACAACGAGTCAACACAGCAGATGATTCAAGAGTAATACTGCTATTGGCCGCGTTTATACCTTTTAAAGTAAACCCAGTAAGGTCAACATTGGCAATAGTGAAATCGCCAACCACAAATATAGTAGTGAACCCTCTATAGTTAGCAATAATTTTTGCGTCCTGAAGGTTATTCACAGGACTCATTGGTGTTCCTATAGGATACACTGTACCCGCAACACCAGTAACATCAACAGTCACAACCCCGTTAAATATCCCATGCTGAATCTCAGCCATTTGCACTAAGCCAGCAGAGTTATTCGATCTTATCTGTACAGTCGTAAGGTTTGTTCTATCCAGGATATTATTGTTCGAACCAATAAGATTACAAATCCAGGCCCCACCCGTATCGTCAAAAGTAATCGTGTAAGGTGTAAGGATTTCTATGATCCGGGCATACTCAATGCCGCCCAGAAGAACACTGGTATTATGGTTATGTGTTTTAGGAAACGCCATCCCGTCCCAGTCATCCTCACGGTCTTTCAAAGCCCGTCTGAATAAGTCGGTATTAAGATCATAAATAACCCCACCAGCCCAAGTCATGAACGAGTCCGTCTTTGCAATTGTGATTATGCCAGAAGGCCAATCTATATCCATTTACCGTACCCCCGCTTCGTAGAGTTGAGCTTGAAGTAAAGCTACCTTCTGATTGAGACCATTAACCTGTTGAGTAAGTTGAGTAACTGCCATCATTAGGTCTTCCACTCTTTGCGCATCAGCAGATCGCTTGCTCTCAAAATGGTTCAAAGCAACAAAGATGGATTCAATGTTTCTTGTGGCAGCAATTACCCGCCCATCATATTCAGAATCATATGCCATTATTCGTCACTCAGTAATAATGCTGTAAGGGAAACACCGAGTTCTGTATCTATTGTTCCAGAAATTGGGCCTGTTTTATAGTAAGGTGCGGATGTTGATTTTCTGGCCCATCCACTAACAGGTTGATCTACAGAGAAAATCTTGTTCATGCTTATCTGTCCATTCGCATCGGTTGTTCCGTACAATGCTGTCCAAGTAGAAGTTATTGTTCCCGTTGGATTACTCCCTGGTGCGCTTCCCATTGTGTAGGTGTACTGGTCAACGGACGTTACTACTATCGCATAGACCCCATTATTTGCGTCAAGAGAAGCATCATCAATGAGAACTTTATCATCTGTCAACATCCCATGGGCAGTGTGCGCTACGGTTGCGGTCGTCCCTGAATTGGTAATAGTTACCGTTTCTTGATAAGGAAGATCACCTGTTGCGTCCTTGGCATAAAGAGCTACTGCCGCACTTGATATTGGAGTACCTGTATCTGTTGTGACGGTAATGGTTACATCCACACCAGGGTCAAGCGGGTAAAGATCAGCCCCCTGCGCTGCCGCCGTGGTAAGTGTGTCTATCCGCAAATACGTTATCGGCGTAGTATTGGCCGTGGTAGTGGTAATCCTGATTTTGAGTTTGAACCCGACAGTAGAATCAACCGTCAAGGTCGATAGATTTGCCCCGTTCAATGTTGACCACGAGCCGCTATATCCTGACCCCGTATCGGCCTGGAACTCAAGAGAGTAATTGCCAATCGTCCCACCACTCATAACAGCAGCAGTATTGACAAACCCCGTATGCCCCTTGGCAAAGTATGGCATCTCCCAGATACATTGGTTGCCGACCACAGCCATTAGCAACCCACCCGAAGAGTTGAATTTCGCCGTGCCTGAGACCATTGTAAACTGACTTGTCGTCTCGGTCGTTGGTTCGTTGAAGCAGAGCAGTTGCCGCCCATAAGTGGCTGACATAAAGAAGTCAACAAAATGCGTCCCATACACAGACGCTTGACCAGTGGTACTGTTTATTTCCTGGCACCCTCTGATTGTAGCGTTCAAAACTGCGTGGCTAATATTAAGGATTGTTTTATTTGAATAAACATACATTCCCGCCATAACTTGTTCATAGAGCATTCCCTTGTCAGAGTTGGTAAAAGAATAAGGAGCCGACCGGCATTTATCAAGGAAGCATCTCTGTGCCTTTATATCTCTATTATTCCCGCCAGTGTTGAACACATAGTTACACCCATAGGCATTTGGCACCCAGGTTCCGCCGGACAGTGGCGCGTTGTAAGTCCCTATATTCCTGAATTTCACGTTGGAAACCGCTGTCGCCATAACAACATAGGCAGAGGGGTGGCAGTCCGGTATCGTGCCATTAAATCCAAATGTTACCCCATCAATTATGCAGTCATAACAACCCTGATTAATTAAAATAGCACCAGATGCGGTCGTTATATTCGTTCGTCCATTGTATCGGTCACAATAATCAAAATTAGTAACAGATACCTTTGATGAAACCGACTCCACACGATTGTTAATGCCTCGGCAGTTGTTAAAAGTGATATTATCACTGTAAGCAACATAGTAAGGGAGACCAGTATTTCGTACATACTGAATGATTCCCCCCTGAACGCCATCAAGGGTCATGTCTTTGCAATAACCAATGTAAATAGCGTGGTCTGATGCGCCAGGGACATTTCCACGCTCGAACCGACTTCTTTTTATCAGACCACCGGCAAAGTTTGAGGCCATACTAAGTGTGTAAGTATCAAGCGCCGAGTACATCCCCACCGTCAGTCCCTCTACATCAAGGGCTGTTGCTGTCTCATTGATAATAGTAGTATCAAAGATGAGGCAGTTTTTCAGCCGCAACGAGTACGCCTGACCAAAGTTGAAATACCCACTTGTGCAGTACAGGTATTCAAGATCAATCGCACCTGCCGATGTTGTTGCCCACTCAGGACGAGTTCCTAATGTCGCATTGGGGGCCGTATTTGTTGCTCTTGCTGCCGTGGCAACCTCTGCCAGGATGATATTGGGAATCCAGACCTTGCAACCAGCGGGGGCAGTATGCCCGATAGTCCGCTTCATCGTCACATTGCTTGACGCTATCACTGCCGAATGGGCAAAATTAATTCGGTAGTTATTGGCATCGACAACGGTCTTGATCGTGTACTGTCCGTCATCCCCTGCACCACTGGTAAAATCAAGATAAATTTTATTACCAACTGCTAAACCGTGGCCCGTGAAAGTGATTGTCAGAGAATGAAGCACCGAGACATTGCCACTGGTAATCGCTACTATTGAAGGGTACTTAATGGCGTAGGTGGTATAGGCAATATAGATTTCATACGTCCCATCAACTCCTGTACCTGAAGTAAAGGCACAATAAACTTGCTCTCCGAGATTCTGGAGATGCGAGGCAAAGGTAATGGTTATTCCAGGCCTTGATGTTACATTGCCAGCAGTGCCAGAACCAGTCAGATCAACCGTGAAATGGTATGGGCTGATAACGGTAACAGCGTAAATCCCATCATAGGCCGTGGCCCCACCAGAGGTGAAATCAAGGCCGGTTTGTTGACCCGTCTCAAGAGTATGTCCGGAGGCGTAGTAACAGGTTACTTTATTGTCTATCCAGGTGTAGGTACACGACTGAGATATACCAGCATAGGTTGACGCCTGGGCGGCAAGGGAGGCATAGGTGGAAATCTGCTCATACGCCTCACCCATCTGCATAATGCCACCGGCAATGGCCTTAAGGAATTGCTGCCGCTTGTCCGTATCCCCGAAAGCCTCGCCAATATGTTGATGCGCCCATCCATTCGTAGAGCCATTCAGCGCAGGCCAGGCGGTATAATCATCATCCGTGTCAGCTGAACCAGATGAATTTTCCACAAACGCTCCAGGCGCAAACTGCACCGTGGAGCCATTCGTCGGAATCTGAAACTGCTGGCCGACTGTCCCGTCTGTAGTCCCAAGGTAAAAACGCCCACCTCTGGATGAGTGTTTTCCGAGCCTCGGAGTGGTAAAGTTGGCCGCTGCATCAGCTGCAATCTCCATCCAGCTCAACACATCGGCACCTGTGGCGTATGCGTTGACTCCAGACAATATCCCAGCCGCAAAAGCACCACCTGTTACCTCACGGAACTTGATAAATCCCGATATTGGCATCATTGCTCCAACAGCAGTAGGAGCGACAGTCTTCGAGGCCCAAACCCCTAAAAGATAGCCACTCACCCCGCCTTGCGTAACAGACGTGCCGATAGCAGGGACAAGGCCAGCTCCAGTGTTAAAATCAACCTGCCGGATATTCTGGCCGTCCCAGATAATCTCACCCTCAGTAATCGTCTGCGAACCGATACTCCCTGTCATGGATGCCGGAGCGTTGGCATGGACGCGGGTGTCTGTGCGTGTTGTCAAACTTGCCGTGGCACCATTGATCGTCATCGGCTCGCCAGCAGTACGGGCAGTACCACCGTCCAAAAAAGATGCTACCGTTATATTTGCGATGACACACCTCCCCGGCTAAAGGTATAGCCATGAACAGTTTTTAATCTTCCAGAAAGGTGTTTATGAATGGTAGCCTTGTGTGCCATGATTGCGCCAGCAGCTTGTTTCACAGAATCAAAAATGACACCATCACTCCTTAAAAGTTTTATGCTTTTACGAGGCAATAGAACTCCAGTTTTAGAAGCGGATATTTTGGCTTTGGTTTCTTCTGATAAAGGTATTCCCTTGTTCCATCCAGGCCTTCCTATACTTGCCATTCTTGCCTTTTCTCTATCAAGCGCAGACGGCCTATGCCCACACGCTTTCATTGCAACGCTTTGCCTATGGCGTGTCTCTTCACTTCGTTTTTGGCCTAAAACTGCCTGCCGCCGTTTTTCAACCACCTCACGCGGGTGTACCTTTCCTTGCTGCGCTTTTGATAGCCGTTCCCTCGTTGATTCAGATACAAAAGTTGGTGCATTTCCACCAGAGTTCAGGTTATAGCCATTCGGAGTGAGTGTGTTCATTTCCCTAATCCAATGAACCTCCCGGTTGTTAAGTTCACACCGTGGACACTCTTCAAGGACTGTAAAATTGAACGATTCTACTCCATACTTCTTGATCACAAACACAATAGCTGAACGCCCAAGTTCTTTCAGCCTCTTATGCGCCGCCCATCTTCTCTTAATATCAACTGACTGACCCACATAGCACTTTCCATTAGTGGTGTTTTTTATGCAATATATACCGGTTATGTTCGCCATTTATTCGTCCGATTGCCGAAGTACGGAAATTGAACCGCCAGCAGAGCCGAAAGTCCCAGTTCCCTCAAACGTCTTAATAGGCGTAGCCTTCCCATCTCGAATACGCCCAAACAAAGAACGATCCGAATGATAAGTTGCGGAATAGCTAAGGGCGGTAGCATCAGCCAGCATGTCGATGTAGCTGATATAAACGTCATTGTCGACTGCCGCCGTAGGACAACCAGAACAACCGGTGAAGGTAATTGTAGAAGCCTGAACAGTGAACCCCGTATAAGGGATTCGGTAATAGATACCATCATCACCTTCAACCCGAATTGTCCCTGTAGTCGGTGTATCTGTAGCAGACTGTGTGCCAGTCCCAGGAGTTTCTGTTCCCACCTTTGTGACAACAGAAACTGAAGCTCCGGTAATAGCTGTATTCAGCAAGAACTGACCAGAGTCAATATCGGTGCTTCCAGCGTTCTTCAATCCAAGAAGAACGTAATCTTCTGTAGAAACAACACCATTTACATAAAATATCTGATTGTTAGGCGGATTCCTCTGCACGTTATCAAGGGCTGTGATCTTGTCATTACTGGTAAGATCGTCAGTCTCAACGCCAAAGCCATAGCCACCAAGAAGAGCAGAACCAGTTGACTGTCCACAAGATGGGAAGCTCAGTGTCCGCTCTGTCATTGTTGAGATGGTAGCAGAAGCCGCATCCGGTACCGTCTGTGAGATGGTGTTGGTAGCAACAGGTGGCGCACCGGTGAGCATCTGTACCCACATAACACCTGAGCCATCATCCGCCAAAATCTGTGCAGTGCCCCCACTGCTGAATGTTACAGGATTGCTGTCATCAAAGACACCTGTGAGAGAAGCATAGGCAACTTGATGAGTGACGCCCCGGAACAATTCGCCGTTTAGTCCATAAACCGTAGAGGCTGATGCTTGCCTCTGAAGCCATTTGATCCGCTCATAGAAATTATTTATCGAGCGAGTCGGTTTATTGACATTCCACTTTGAGTAGTAATATTCGTTGACTGTATTAGCGTCAATATCAATGGCATTATACCCTTCCGTGGTCAGGGTAATATCTGTCCATGTTGCTACTGTGGCCTCAGCAGTGAGGTTATTATTGTCAGCCGCATAGTTCAGGGCAATAACATTGTTACCGCGAGCAGAGCCGTTTACAAGGAACTCTGAATAAGTGTATCCAAAAACACGTGTTTGTCCAAGAACCCTTCTCAGGTCAGTATCAGTTCCAGAGCTTCGTACTTTCAGCAAGAAACGGGACGCAATTCCTTTTGTAAGATCACGATTCAATCCCTTAGTCGTTTCACCACTGGGGACGGTATTCCAAAAGTCATTGGCAACAACCGCCCCATTCTGCACAACCTGAAGATCGCAACCCTCACCAGCAATCAGGGCAAAACCATCATAAATATCATCGCCGCTGTTCATAATGACCGAACAATCATAAAGATGTTCAATCAGCGTCTCAGTGAGGGTATATCCATTCAACATCTGGATAATCTGGTCGATACCATTTCTCTGAGATGGCGTCAACTTCGTCATATCCATATAGTCGCCGGAAGACCCAGAAGCCTGCGCATCATCCGCCAAGCTCCCCAACCATCTATGCAGATAAATACCTGTATAATATCCCGCTGCTGCTACTCCATGGGCAGTCCCAACATAGGTGATAACCTTCGTTGCTTTATCTACCGTCACGTCTGCCGCGATGTCTTCGTAAGCCATTTGTTTTTCTCCTTATGCGTAAGTGGTATAATTCCTTACATACTGATCCACTGTAGCCTTCCCCAACTCAGTGTTCCAGTATTTTTTATAATATTTCGCCTGTAATACCAGACCTTCTGGTATTGCTTCTTTTATACGACGATAAAAGATGCGGGCCATTATTATCTGGTATATGAGATTGCCCTCCAGATGCATCGGATTAGGGCTAAACACGCCGGATATTATACCGATAAGATCAACCAAATCTTTTCTGACAATGTAATCCCATAAATCTGTTTCGGTGGCCGGTTCCATCTGGAAAACCCCTTTTGCCGGGCCATTAATCTGGGCTATGTATTTGCCCAGACAACTTTCCTGTGCCGCCGTGCCCATCAGCAAGTCCTCTGCTTCTTGTGACCATAAATCATGGGGTTGAAGAACACGTTTTATCAAACTTCTTAGTTGGTTTTTTTCTATTGTCATATCTCATTCCCCGCGTCAAGCCCTGCCTCAATTTCATGCTCTACCGTCACACAAGACGGCTTATAACGGCAGCACAGACAGCACCCATACTCTCTTATGCACTGGGCATTGTCTGCCGTGTCAAGCCATTTTTTGCCACATATAGGACATCTTACCATTTCGTAGTGGATTGTTTTAGTTGCACGGCTAAATTCTTCATTGATTCGTGACAATACTGATTCCTCTTGATTGTGCAAATTATCAATTCCCAATTTATTTATACTCTCTCCAGTTACACGCTGGACAGCTATTCGTGCCAGGTGACAGCTCTGATCCACATACAGGGCAACTTTTCATTGGCGCAAGCTCTCGACGACGCTTTGACCGACAAAGTGTGCAATTACATATTGCACCACCACGGGCCTCTGGCGGGTAGGACTTTGCGTTGTAATGCTTACTGTTGACCCAAACCATTATTTCACGCCAGGAAAAGCCAGAAATGATTCAACACCCGGCAGAGGGACAATAATACACACTTCCTTTGACATTTCAGACTTGTTGCCTTTATCGTCAACGGCGTCCATAGTGAAGCACATGGATTGCCCAATAACTAATGGCATCAAGTGATAATAGTTTCTCTTTGTCCGATCCGTAATCTTCACAAGAGGTTCGGTCTTGCCAACTTGGTAGATATTAAATCCAGTATGGGCGGCATAGTCTCCATACTCCCATTGGAAATCTATTCCTTTATAAGGAGACGGGGTTTCAGCCTGTGCAAGCGTGGAGATCAAAAAAGCAAACACTGTGGCCAATATTAATTTATTCATATTATTATCCTATGTTTGTAACTGTTCCATAAACTCGCAAACCAGCATATCGAACTTTAGCCTGCATCCAACTCATCCCGTCTTCTCGACACAACTCGCAATAGAGCTTGTCCGCCGCAGGTCTGGTGGATGCAGGCAGCAATCCTTGAGATATCATTCTGCACAAGGCGTCATGAAAAGCTGATGCTCGCATACACTCCGGCGTGTCCTGGACAAATGAACTCCCATTCCACCAAAAGCTCTGACTCAAGGTTAAAAGACCATCAAATGTCAACTCCATCAATTCCGCTTTGACATAATGACCGGTTATCTTTGTCTGGACAGAGATGCTCGGTTCATCCAGAAAGTACATATGAGGAACCTTGGATGATGAAAATTTCATACCTTCTTCGCCAACCCCCGGCTGATGGCATAAGAGCCGCCGGAAATTACCGCCATGACCCCGCCAATGATCTGCCCGGAAGCATCGCCCAAAACCTGACCCTGATCCGGGGTAACAACTCCGGTCAACATGCACAATGCCAGAACCTGTCCAACTAATGCCATCCAAAATTCCGTGGTCTTCCAGCCTTCTTTCATTTTGTTCTCCTTTTAGTCCAAGTTTTTCAATCCCAGAATTCCCCTTTTGCCCTGGCATGTGGGGTAATAGGATAATTTGCCCCGCACCGTGGGCACTCGAAAGTCCCCTGCGCCGGAGTCCATTCGTTACTGTATATCTCAGTCGAAAGCCCACACTCTGCACAAACGATTCGATACAGCATCATCTCTTTTGGCGTACCAATGCAGGTATGATGTTTCATTTAGCACCCTGTTTCTTTTCGTACTGCCATTCCGGTTTTAGATGGCCATAATCCCGTGGCTCAGTCACCGGCACACCATCCCGGTCACAGATATCACATTTGCCAAGGTGGTATGTCGCAACCCCACTGCTTGGACTGCGCCCATATTCAACCCCACATTGGATGCAAATCCATGTCGGGTACTCTTTGCCCGGCGCACCCTGCCCCGGTTTATCTCTATCAGCAGTCACACTCCACCTCGCACCCGCAACACAGACACTCCATTGCGTTCGGGGCCAGTCGGCATCCGCAGTGTAAGCAAGTTAGCGTGGTTCCTCTCTTTCCATCTTCTTCATACATATGCTTACCTTCTCCATTTGCTCGTCCCATTGCGTGACCCGCTCAATTATATAATCATGCTCCCGTTTATTCTGGGCCATGAGGTTCTCAAACCGCTCTCGCCAGAGATTCTGATTACCTTCATAAAGTTGCTTTGGAGTCATAAGTGCTAAAAGCTCTTTCATATCTTCTTTGTGCTGGCGTCTCATCTCCGTAAGGTCTTCTTTGTGCTGATTGTCCCGGTCAGTAATACGTCCATGAGCGGCTGTCGCCCGTTCTTTCACGCTCTTTTGTAAATCTTGAATGTCCTTACTAAAATTCCTTTCAATATTTTGTATCTCATCCCGATAACCACTCTTGATATCCACCAGTTCTTTCTGTATCGACTGAAGCTCCCGGCGGAATGCGTAAAATGCAATTCCGAATAATAGGGTCATAACGCCCTGGACAACAAATTCCGGTAGTGTAATCATTTAATTGCCTTAGTCATAAGTTTACGCAGATTCAATCAACAATCTTCCTAAAGGGTCAGAAGACCATATAGAGTTTATAAGTGGTTGAGCATGAATGGTGATATGATTACTTGCTACGCCCCCTACAGAAAAGCTAACATCCATACCGATTTGTATAGTAGCTTTAGGGATTATTAAAATCAACCTTTTTTCTCCTCCGCAGTAATTACTGACAACCTCAACTCTTAAAGCCAACAGGTCTTCAGGTGTTATTTGAAATGAAGCGTCAGATGGAGGGCAGCCACTGGGAGAAACTCCAGTAGTTAACCCAAGCATATTCTGTATGCTCCAATTATTAAGATTGTTTACTGTAGCAGAGACGACTAACGAATGATTTTTATATCCGATTACCTCTTCATATATAGACCCATATAAACTCTTACTCATAATGATAGGTTCCGAAGATTTGGTAAATGAAGCTTCAGTTTGGAACCCTATAGAATTAGCAGAAGATAAGGCTGGAATATAAGTATCCACATAGTCGGCATACGGAGCAATTCTTACATCAGCCAACCCTATTAGAGTTGTTTTCGTATTTGACATTTGTCACCCCGCAATTTTAACTTCTTGTAAACGATATATTCCATTCATTGAAACTGGTCAACGTGTCTCTAACAGACTCCAGCTCTATACGAAGTGAGGAATTTAATCCAGACAGTTGGGAAGCAATAGAATCTGGTGGAGTAAAATTAGCTGTGTATATAGCTATCCCTGGCCTCACTATAAAATCATCCATATACCCAATGTAATCCATAGTGGTATCTGCTGAGTTTCTACCAATATAAAATATACCAGCAAGACAGTCCGTAGCTAAAGTTTTTGACCCTTGCAAAACACCATTAAGCCACAGTTTGAATACCCCACCTTCTCTTGTTAAAGCTACATGATTCCAAGCTGATAAATTAAAAGTATCCGTTCCAACTGTAGTAGAGGAATCTCCATACAAATAAAGTGACAATTTATCCGTTGTATCCCAATCAAGCCTAAAGCCAGAAGAGGTAGTATTTTGATAAAATAATGTATCACCTGGAATTGTAGGAGTCGCAGGTTTCCATACCCACAGTTCTATTGTAAAATCTGCTGTACCAAAAGTTAAATCAGAAGAATCTACGGTAAGATAGTCATCTGTACCATCAAAATAGGCACTTGCACTGCCATACTTAGTCTCGGTGCTGCTTAATTGGACATCACCATAAGCTGTAACAGTATGATTTTTTAAATCTATAAAAGAATTTGTCCCTACAGTTCCGTCCATTGATAAAGCCAATTTTAAATAACTAAAATTTCCAACAGGGGAACCCTTATCTGTAAGCTCATCAGTTATGAGATAAGTATAGTTGGTTACGGTAAGGCCAGTAAGAGACTTCCTCAAAACGTCAGAGTCTCCATATATATTGAGATTATAAGTTACACCGGCTTCTGGTCCTATATCCCCTTCATCTTGTCTGTTAAGGGTTACAGTTTGTGTCCGTCTATCCCTGTGTGCCCAGTTTATCTTTAACTCCCTGCCTTGCTGTATTGATGTAGGCCAACGATAATCACAAAATGTTAAATTCCCAGGTGGGTACGGTCGCATCATCCTACCAACACAAGTAATGGTATCAATAGGGGCAAGAGATATATCCAACCTCCCGAGAGAGGTACTTGGAAGCATCTTTACTTCCACAGCCTCCGTAACTGCTCGTTCCGTTTCATCTAAACCATACATTGATTGGTGAACCCATAAAACTTCCCCTACAGTATGTTCAACTGGTACAGTATCTAATATGCCCCTATCTACTGTTAAAGTTTTACTGACAGTATCAATAGCAGTAATTGCTACCAATTCATCACCTAATTGAGCATACATCCCAACACTTACAAGGCTGGTGTCAAGATAACTTGTCTGTAATTGCAATATTGAACTGACTTCTGACGACACTGCTAAGGAAAGAGTAGCAACGAATGGAAAAGATTCTACATCCTTAATAACAAAATCTGTTGCGCCAACATTACGGTCGAGCATTTGGTAGTTCAGAGCGTCTGAACTTGGGCGGTTGCAAAAACAAGTGACTAAAGTAGAATTATTGTCAATTTCCGCCAATACTGCTTCAGACTCCCCAAATGCCATTACAAATTGCCACCAGGTTATCTCTTCCAGTTTTCTATTTAACGCATGGGATGGTGGATGTAGGGGGTTAGTCCACAGATTTTCAGGTGGCTGAACTAAAGATACCATGCCTACTCCATATACATCCCTGGCAAAAGTTACAAGAATTGTGTTATCGGCTAATTCACCAACCTCAATTTCTACAACTCTCATAACCATTTCTGATATTCCGATAGGCCCCCATGTGAATTTAAAACAATCTCCTGGCCCTAAGCTCCAATTTTTACGATTAATTTTTATTTTACCTGAACTTATAGGGACACAAACTTGTTGTAATTCTCTGGAAGCTACTTTTTGAGCTAAGTCTTCCACAGCTACCCCAACAAACTCCATATTTAATGGGATAACTCTTCCAGCCCTACTAATACCAGCAATATCTTGGACTGTAGTTGATCGAGCATTATTATCTCTGTCAACCCAATTTACTGTTACTTGGTTTATTGTCTCCAAGCAAGTTGGGGTAATAAAATCTACTAACTCTATAACATTGCTTTCATTCAAAATTGGTAACATTGCTAAAGTGTAATCGTTACGGATTAACCGTAGAGTAAGTAAACCAGTAACATGGGAAAAGAATAAAATTCCGTCTATATGATTACATACTAAACCTATGAAATCTTCTACGCTTGAGTCTTCAGACCACAGCAAAGATAGCCCCAACGCTTCCTGTCTTGAATCTGTCCCTTGAGCCAATATATAAGCAGCATCAGCAAAAGAATCATCATCCAAGTCTGCCGTTGGATATGCTAAACCGCCCCAGGAAGTGTTGGTTAATGTTTCCCTAATTATATGTACTGGATTCATATCAATGAATCCGTCAGATGCCGTAATGTTAGCTAAGTCCTCTCTCCACCCTGTTGCTGTTCTGGTTCCTAATATACTCCACTCTTTAATATATGGATTTAAAGCAGATAACTGACAATGATTAATTACTAAACCAAATAACCCACGGTAAGCTGGGATAGAAGAACCTAAAATGGATTGTAAATAACTATTTTTTGGTTGAGAAGCCCCCCCAAAGCAAATATCTACATTCCCAACAATGCCACCTTCTTTATCATCCCCACCAAATAATTGTGGTTGATTAATAAAAATAGTTTGACTGGCAGTTATGTCCCCTTCCCAAGCTATCTCATCCCCTACTATTATTTTTTTGAGATGATCCAGTGCATGACAAAACACTAAGTGTAAGCCAGCAAAATAACGGTACCCAACAGTGTAACACTGGTTTCCTTTACCACCGCCCATTATCCCACCACACTAATAGGTTCTTTAGACCAACCTGTAGATTCCGCAAAACGAACAACTGCTATAGCTTGACTATTCCCAGAAGATATTAATACTTCCGCAGACACCCCATTTTCTAAAAAGTCATCCCACGTAATCCCCATATTTAGAAGCCAGGGACGCATTTGTCTATTACAGTACCTCAATACTTTAGCATGCCAATAGTAAACTCTATGTTCCATTATTTCTTCCCTCCAGAACAACTTCTAATTGGGGTGGTACCTACGTCCCCATACCAAATACAGTTAGTTCTCGTCATTAATCGAGTGCCGAATAACACGGGAACTGGAGAGGAAGCGTCTACTAAAGTGGTCTCAACATTACCAGGCTTCGGGGTTGACGGTACAGTGGGTTTAGGACGTAACAGATAAGATAATATCGTGAGGGCTACCCACGCAACAAATTGCCACATAGTTTACACCTGGTCAAACGGATTTTTAGAGGGCAGGTATGGAAGACCACCATAGTTATCAAGATTGTTAAACTTATTCAAACATGAATCCATAGTATGGGCACATCCAGGCCATAAGTAAACTGTACTCCCTACTGTAGCAGAAGCAATATAATCTACAACAGTTACAGTATTACCAGAATGAGCTACTATCATCCTCAACTCATTATTACACTGTACCATCCCGCCAACAAAATATCCGTTACCGTAAGCTGCTATACCAGGGACAGTCAACAGAGTAGCAGTTACAACAGATAGCGTACCAGAAACTTTATAAGACGCTTCATTAATTCTGCAAGCAGTACCATATAGTGCATGTGGACAACCAACTTGATAGTGTCTTCTTAAACTGGCTTGAGGCAGCATAGTTGATGCAGATTCGGATGTCAACTCTGCCGTAGAACCCTGCCATTTACAATTAACCACCCTCCCTTTCCATATTACCGCAAAATCTACATCCCCATAGTGGTGTCTAAAAATTGTTAGCATAACTATACCGGTAAGCCATCCAGAACGGTAAATAAGGGCTAACGGATTATCAGCCGCCACAGTAATATTTACAGTTGCTTTTCTATAGTCCCCTGTATTTGTCAGTCTTGACCTTGTTATATATACTGGCTGATATTCCTCTGTAAGTTTAGATATTACTCTGTCTGCACTGGTATATAGCCATATGTCAGCTCCCATTGAAAAACGGTATAGCTCAACGGGCATACCATCATAATCTGATTGTTCATAAGCTGTAAAACTCATGGTAACACCACTATAGGCAAAGATATTTCAAGAATATGCGTGGAAATCCAATGAAATGCTATTTTATCATCAGCTAATCTAACTTTCTCTAACCACGTACTACGCAATACATTAGATACAGAAACTTCTACTGGTAGTGGATTAGCTAAAAACAGTTTTTCTTCAAAGGATGGTAATGTTTCGACACTTAATATTTCTTCTCGTATAATTGTACCATCTATCAGTTCAATATGAATATATGATCTTGCCTCACTGTCCAAAAGTTGTGAAGAATAATCCATTGGGGAAATAATAATAAAGTTCTGGCTTACTGGAGCTGTTATAGCTAACTCAAAACCTTGATCTAAGGCAGGAATCCACCATGGTTCCCGCATACCAACAAGGTTGTATAGGAAAGCAGTAAAAGTCATAATGTCCTGCCTTCCTGATAATAGAAATTTTAACTCTTTCGATATTACTGGTTCTCTTCCTTGGATATCGTAGTTTATTACACCGGTATCATTATCTAAGGCTACCCATTTATTATTGAGTGTTTCAGATGGGTCAACCCAATTAGGCCAGAATGGGCACACTGGGATTCCTTTATAAGTATCTACTGTATCCCCAGTAGGATTCCACAAGTCATCTTTAGCCATAACCGGAACAGTAATAGCTGCCGTGGTATCTGTAATCCTTTTAATGTCTCGTTGATTTAAACAATGGCACACCCTTACTGGACCTACCATAGATGTATGTGCAGGCCAGGAAAGATCAAAAGGAGCTTCCAAAGATACATAGTTTGCACCGCCACCTTGAACATATTTCAATTCAGAGTGCTCCTCTGCATCCCATACCGCTAACCATGTGCCTGTCACATAATTACCGTGGTCATTATCAAGGTATATAACAGAATCTCCAGCAGTAATGGCGTTCTCTAAAGTTACAGTATGCTGCCACATAGGAGTTACAAGATACCGAACAGTACGCATTCCAATCCAGGCTTCCAGTTTGCGCCTAATCTCATCTGATACCAACAAGGATAACGTCCAAGAACGTCTTGGCATGGTACGCAAAGCTATTCTTTGCTCAGTGCGGTCAAATGCAATTAGGGTATCTGTTTTCCACTCCACCTCTTCTGTCAGTCCATTACTCCAATCGTGGGGCATGAACAAATAACCAATATCTCCTGATAGTTGCGACGCTCTGGTGCCTATCAACCTAAACGTCGGGTCAAAACTACAAGCCGATTCAAAGACCAGTAAAGCGTCAAAAGTAAGCGGCCCATCCATCTCAATGGTAAAGATGACTCGAACTGAACTCCTGCGTATTATGGTCGTGGGCGGTACAATATCCCAGGTAATCCCGTCGGCCTCACTGTCATGTCCTACATTGGTAATAGTTAAATCTGAGGATTCACTGCCGTTCCACAACCATACTGCCCGTTTACGCTCTCTTGTTACATACCCTAAATCTTCAATGTTCGGGCCAAACGGAGTGAAGGCGAAAGCGGCAGAGTTGGTCGTCCTGGCAGACAACCCTGCCATCGGCGCATAGAAACTTGACGCTATTGCCCCCAGAGACATATGCTACAACCTCCCCAGCAAGACTGCACATTGTTCCCAGGGAAACATCCCCGAAGGAGACATTGAACCAAGACCTGTGTCCCAGTGAATCATATCTATTGGCTCGTTGTGAGTAAGACTCCCAAAAAGAGTGGATACCGTGCCACTGGGAATATAAGGAAAATCACTGCTGGCTGGGGACGCCAGTATTGCATCCCTAAGCCTCGCTGGCAGGTAAGAATAAGCAACATATGGCAGGGCAAACAAGTCCCCATAAACTGTACCATGCGTCAGCAGTAAGGAATGTTTCAATACCGTATTGGTATTGTCCTCCTCAGCCAACAGCAGTAAGGAATGTTTCAATACCGTATTGGTATTGTCCTCCTCAGCCAACAGCAGTAAGGAATGTTTCAATACCGTATTGGTATTGTCCTCCTCAGCCAACAGCAGTAAGGAATGTTCGACAGACATATGCTAATTCACGCTCGCAACAGCTTCCACGGGAAAACCCGCCCCGTGCCGGTGGTCTGGATCAGGGTGCAAATGATCTCAATGTCCACTGGCACTGGTATAGAATACTTATGTGGTTCGGTCTGCTCCCCGATAATTTCTGTCTTGTATGCCGTTGTGGAGACCCCAGTGGACAATCTCTTGGTCTTTATTCGCAGAAACATGGTATCTCCCACAAGCATGTTAGTGGTGTCCACAAGCAGAACATAGATACCAATGCCTGTCTGTTGCGTGAGTGAGTGCTCGGTAGAAATTACCGCTGTCTGATCGCCGTGTGCTATTGAAAGTAAACCCATTTTATGCTCCTAATTTAACTAATAAAGTATGATTTGTTGGGACGTTATACCTTCCCTCGATTACAATGTAGTCACTGCCAGAAATACTTATTATTTCCTTATCTACGTACACATCCCCACTTCCTATCCTATACACGTTAGGCACAAAGCCTAACGTGTGCCAGACCGTTGCGGTAGCAGAATTAGCTTTACATAGTGGTACTGGAAATGGGAGGATGGAAGCGTTAAAGGAAGTTGGTTGGGATATTCCCAAGTTAGTCGGGTTAATCGCGTCATCATTAACCGCTAAACCAATAAGCCTGTCCACCCCGGTTGAGGATTTGGCTGTCCATTGTCCGTTAACATAAGCAAAAGCTATCTCCCCCATGGAGGAGGGGAATGTATCGTTACTCAGGGTGTACCATACACAGAAGTTCTTTACAAAGATGCCATCCGCCCAAACCCCTACTTTATCCGTGATATTACCGATGTACATTACTGCCCTACAGAGGTAAGAAGAGTAAGTATAACGTTTGACAACCATAATACCTATACAGGATATTAAATATACGGTATCCCCGACAACAAATTGGTTATAGCTTGACGGTGTTGGGGAAGTGTTTGGTTGGGTGCTATTTGTTGCTCCGGCATCATACCCTGTACAACCATACAAGATAAATCTGTTGTTAAGAGCGTCAACGAGCATGTCAAAATGGGCAACCCCTTTATGAATATGCAAACGGTAGTTTGTCCCCTCAGAGTATAAATCAGTTGTCCAGCCATTAGCTTCTGCAAACAGCTTTAGTCTTGCAAGCACGTCATTGGCCGTTGTGTATGTAAATTCTTCAAAATATGCCATATTAGTTCATCCTCAATGCGCAGAAGTCCCCTATTGCTGATCTGCTGCAATCTTGAAATGCCATGTAATTTATACCACCCACCGTGATAATATTCTCAGAAGCCTGATTATACCCACTCACATAGAACAAGCCCTCTATCGCCCCAAATGTATCTACAGTCACATCATACGCTAACTCTTTCCTCATATACAACTGCTCCAGCATATAGTAGCCATCTGGGGATGTTGCTATATTTGCTCTGAAATAATTGGTGAAGTTAGTTCCCAGTACTGAAGAACTCTTAAAGGACTCTTTGGCTCTGATAGGGAGCCAATTCCCGCCGGGCACACAAAGCATACCACCCGCTTTACTGTAAGATGCACAATTCCAGTATGCGGAACGATTTGCATTGGTATAATTTTCAGTCTTTAGGGCACCGCTACCCCCTATAAGAAGGGGATAAGGGTATTGATTTTCCGTTCCAGGGACAGTTAATAACCCCAGATGCACATGCTGGAATGTCGAGCCTACCTGGGCAACAACGATGATTCTTCTTGGGGTAGCAACTATCCAATATGGGATTGCTTGATTCCAAAAATAGCCAATAGCGTTATCCAGCCCAGACGACAGAGGCATGACATTATAGGTTCTTCCTGCCCTATAGGCCCAGGCGCCATTTAAAATCCAGTTGTAACAACCATTTGGAGCGTCCTCATAAGTTGTGACTCCCACATAAATCTCGTCCAGGCCAGACGATCCTGTTCCGTGCATGAATACTTTGTCGGAAGTCTGTTCATCCACGACCCAGCCGTTAGCAGCGGCAAAAGTAACCATAAGTGACAGCAGGTTTTTATAATCCGAGGCAGTTCCGCTTGTGTACGCCATAGTTCACGCTCCGAGAATAGTACGAATAGATGACCCATTGCGGCGGATCATATTAATGAGGGCTGTTTCCCCTGCTACAGTATTCATATAATCTGTTACTAACCCCTTATCAAGAACATTAATTACTTTCAGTTTAGTATCGCCCCCTTTATAAATTGTAGGCTCAGGAGAGGCGGAGATGCCTCCTCCGTCAGCGTAACCTTTTGCCGCCGGTACATAGCTAAGGTTTCTGATAGACTCCATAAACCCAACTCCGTAGTGGTCTACCGCCCTAACCGGTTGTACAAATTCTCCTGCTGTAAGATTAGCTGGAATGTTATCAGCCCTTGGATGAGGACTGCTACCCCTCACTGTGCCGCCTGATGCCAGTTTTTGTGGAACTAATCCACCATCAGCAGCACCCCCAGCAATTAAACCAGCATCCTTTAGAGCATTATAAATAAGTTGTTGTGCTATCATCTGCGCTACCATGGATATAGTTGATCTCGCCAAATCCATCATAGCTTCTTTCGCTGTCTTACTGCCTTCAGCCATAGACTGAAAAGCATCAGCAAGGCCACTTCCAATATGGTTAATTACCTGCCCTACTGCATCAGCTACAAACTCTGAATCAGACTGTACAGTAGCAGACCAATCAGAGGATCCCAACTTCATCGCGGCAAGAGCATCATTCCCAGACAACACCATTAGTCTGTCATGTTTCTCTTTATCTATAGCAGTGGTGTTTAAAGCCTCACTAACTGCTGCTTGGTACTCTTCAACTGAAACATTCCCTCTACGCCATAAGTCATCCATAACACTTAGACGTTCAGCTGCTATAGCCCTCTCATTAGAGATTAACTTTGAGGAATTATTTATTCGCAAATCAAGAAGGTCATTATTCTTCTGCATTATAGCTTCTACATAATCCCCCTCTAAACCTTTAAGTACCTCTAATTCTGCGGTGGTACGTCGGACTCTCTCTTCCCCAACCTGTATTTCAATAGTCTTTTCTGCTTCAAGTTGTGCAAGTTTAGTTGGCAGTAAACTGCTCTTCAACCTTTTCTGCTCTAAATCCATGATCTTTTTGTCAGAAGCTAACCTCAATTCATAGTTAGCGGTTTCTGTTACAGCATCACGGATAGACCGCTCGCCTTCTATCCTGGACTTAACCCTGTCAGTCTCCGCTTTCATTAGGTTGGTCTGTAACTGTACCTGTTTTACTGAGCCACCAGAAGCAGCAGCAACAGCCGCATCAACATTTTTCTGCAAACGTTTAGACTCATCAGAATCCAGCATAGCCGAGGAGTCTTTTTCAAATTTATTAAACTCTTCTTTGGCCTTCTTTCTCTTACTGAGGTGCTCTGAATTCATAGAGGTTACTGCTGACAATTCCGCCTTTATACTGTTTATACGATTCTGATGTGCTTGATCTTCCAACTCTGCTAACTTTGTCACTTGATCGAGTTTTGTTGGTAAGTCCGCAGCCTCTAACTTTTGAATCTCTATGATAGATAGACGACGCTCCAGGTCATAATTTCTATTAGCAGCCACAAGTTCTTCAGCTTGTTGCATAGCTGCCCTATGCCGAGAGGCATCCTGCCCAGTCTCTTTTGCTGAAACTCTGGGTCCATTGAATTGGGGGGTTCTTGTGTCGAAGTCAGCCTTTATAGTAAATACTGGAAGAGTAGCTTCAGCTTCACTGACCAACGCACTGATACCTGATTGCAGTGCTGAGATACTTTCAGACTTGTTTATAAGGTCAAACTTAGGAGTCACTTCAAAGAGTATAGTATCAGGGATATAGTCACCAGTGAGCATCGTGTTCAGGTCAGCAACCATAGCATCAAAAGCCCCAGCAACGTCAAGCATTAGCTTACGAGATGCCGCTATAAAAGGGTCTTTGGAAGGAAGTTCCAAAGATTTCAGAAACGCTTTCCTGAATCTATCCTTATTATTATACAGTATCTCAGTGGCTTTCTCACTCCACTGAGCGTACTTGGAAATATAGTCGTCAAAGTCTCGCTCAGTCTGCCTCAAACCTTCTTTGAGTTCTTCAATGTCAAAACCAGCGTTTTTATAACGATGTGGTTGTTTAGACTGATCTATACTACTCTGATCGCTCAGTGCTTTATCGATCTCTTTACGCATCCGTTCTATAGACGCTACATATTTATCTATTTTAGCATCTATGTCTGCTTCATCCTTACCTGACAACATAAACTCTGGCAGCCATGAATCCTCGACCTTTCTTTCTCGTTCTGCTTGTAATTTTTTAACCTTTGACAATAGTTTATCCAAAGCATCTCCATCAGCTGCGGCTCTGACCTGCTTGTTCCATGCTTCCTGGCTCTCGGCAGCTTCTTTTGCATTCTTATGTGCCAGATATAAACCTGTTGCTACCCCAGCTATAGCTGCTCCAGCCAGCACATATGGATTTGAGAGCATGGCAGCGTTCAAACCGAGGAACGTAAACGTGGCAGCTTGACCGACACGAATCAACTCCAGAAAACCGACGATGAAAGCCGAAATTTTTAAACCAGCTATAATGGCGGCAAATACTGTTATTACGTCAACAAAATTCACTGCAAACTTTGTAACAATGAACAAAGCGTTGCCCAGCGACAAAACAGTATCAACAAAGGCTTGTAGGCCACCTGACGCCACAGACTCCTGTATAGACGCAATAAGATTACTTAAAGCCCCAGAATCAAAAGATTTAACAAGTTCACGTCTAACGTCTGCTATCATCAACTTCAGCTGTGATAAAGTATTATCAGTGAGCATAGAGAACTTTGTATCCAGCCATTCAGAAGTTGCTGCGGCTGCTATCATCTCCTTTCTGAACTTCTCAAATTCCACTCCTACAGTACCAAAATTGTCAGAGAATTCCTTGATCATAGCTGCGCCGCCCTCACCAGCCCGTAACTGGAATATCTCGGCTATAGCCTCCATCTTCACACCTTCTGGCAAAGTGTTCAAACCAGCAGCCAAATCAGCAAACGCCGCAGACATCCCTTTAATAGACCCATTACCATCACGCATTGTGAAGTTTATTCTGTTAAATACTTCTTGCACTTTATTGGACGGTGCGATGAGACTTTGCATTGAGCTTCTGAGAGCGGTAGCAGCTGTGGAGCCTAACCCCATATTGGACATAGTAGCTAAAGCAGTGAGGAGTTCTGAAAATGAAGTCTTAGTCTTTAAGGCCATACCAGAGGTATGCTTCAGCATAGTTGACATTTCGCCCATGTCTGTGGAGGAGTTTATGGCAGCGTAGCTCAACATTGTAGCTGCCTCTGCCACGTTCTTCACCCCTCTCTCACTGCCTACTACAGCAGCGTCCCAAGCCTTGAACTGTTGAACGGCGGTCTCTGTCACCTTTGTTAAATCTTCCTGTGCTATATAAGCTACTTTAGAAAGAGTTGGCAAAGCTTCCAAAGACGCCTGAGCATCGAATCCCGCTTTTGTCATCTCCTTCAGAGCGTCAGCAAGTTTCGCGGGAGAGTCTACTGTATCTCCTATGCTAAGGATTCCATCACGGAGACTCTCAAGAGACACAGTAGCTTTAGTTGCACTGTCTGAGAATGTTTCTACATACTTTGTAGCAAACTCGAAATTGAGAGTCTCTTTCACGGCGGCCAATTCAGTAGCTCCGACAGCAAACCCAGCCATAAGAGGAACCATCTGTCCGTAGGTCACCCACAGCTGCCCTGCGGAGCCGGAAAGTCCACGGAATGCATCGTGCAGGGACTTTGAAGATTTAGTTAGTTTGTTGGTTTGGGTGTCAACGGTGCCTATGGCAGAAGCAAGCTTATTTTTAACTGCTATATTTTCAGCCTCCTTACGAGACAACTGTCCTGTAGAAGCCATCAAATTAGCTTGTTCAACAACTTGTTGTCTCAACAGATTAAGATCTCTGGTTGATACGTTGGATGTAGAGGAGGAGGCTACGTCTGCTGAAAGTTGTCTTGCAATTAAGTCCTGCTGTAAAGTATTAGTCCTGAAGTCACCTAAAGCCGCCTGGTTTAAGGCTATCTCTGCTTCACGCTGAGCGGCTAAAGCTACAATGTTTTCCTTTATCGCTGTAGTTTCTTGATGCTCCAGGATTATAGCATTCTTCCTGAAGTCACCTAAAGCCGCCTGGTTTAAGGCTATCTCTGCTTCACGCTGAGCGGCTAAAGCTACAATGTTTTCCTTTATCGCTGTAGTTTTTTGATGCTCCAGGATTATAGCATTCTTCCTGAAGTCACCTAAAGCCGCCTGGTTTAAGGCTATCTCTGCTTCACGCTGAGCGGCTAAAGCTACAATGTTTTCCTTTATCGCTGTAGTTTTTTGATGC